TCTACAGGAACACGATTATTTGGTCGTGGATAATTAAGGAGATAATATGAAGATACCTACAGTAAAAGTACCGAAGTTCACAACAACACTTCCGGTATCAGGTGAGAAAATTGAATTTCGTCCCTTTCTTGTGAAAGAGGAAAAATTGTTGTTGTTGGCTAGTGAAAGTACGGATACTGATTCTGCTGTGAATGCCATTTCTGACATTGTGGAATCTTGTACTGATGGAAAAGTGAAAAGTTCTGAATATTGTTTAGCAGACATTCAATGGATGTTTCTACAAATTCGTAGCAAATCTATCGGTGATGAAATCAATTTATATCTGATTTGTGGAAAATGCAATCACAAGCACTTGAAAACATTGACCATCAATGATTTTGAAGTTCGATTGGTGGAAGAGAAAGCAAAAGTTATCAACATTGATGGATCAGTCCGTGTTGAATTGAAGTATCCTACCATTCATCATTACAATCATTTGTTTGAAACATCAGATGATGGTGCTGTATATGATGTTGTGGCAGATTGCATCACGAAAATCTACAATGATGATGAAGTGTTCATCAATGAAGGTAAAACATAAACAGATTGATTTTAAATGTGTTGAGTGTGAAAGTGACAACACATTGATGGTGAATAGTGTACAACATTTTTTCGCCTAAATCTTTCTCACGACAACATGGTCAATTTTTATAAAACCAATTTTTTGTTGATGCAAATTCACAAGTACTCGTTAACAGAAATTGAGAACATGATGCCATGGGAAAGAGAAACATATATTGGGATGTTGTTACAGTACTTGGAAAAGAAAAACAACGAACAGTAAGGTAAACAATGGCTAGAAAAACTTCAGCAAAACCACGTCAACGTAGAGAAAAGAAAGAAATGGCAAACAACATTCGGAAACGAGTGTTGTCTGCTCAACAAAATCTCGTGGATCAATCCAAAGAGGTGGAAGGAAATCAAGCAATGGCTACTGCTGTTTCCTCTGTTGCTGTGAGCATTGAAGCCTTGTCTGAAGGAATGGATAAGTTATTCAAAGACATGATTGAGGAATTGTCTAAAATTCCTGAAACTGTAAAAGACCAAGAAGCACAATCTGAAAAAATTCTAGAGAAATTGATAACTGCCATTTTGGATCTAGAAGACCAACTAGGCAAAGAAACGGACCCAGAAAAAAGAAAAGCTCTAGAAGGACAAATAGGTGCATTGAAAGGTGAAGCGGGCAAGGCATATGATAAAACTGCCGCCGCCAAAGTGCCACGCACCATGGGACAAATGGCTGCCAAATTCTTGGGTGTTGATGCCAAAGAATTGAAAGATGCTGGCGGAGGTGTGGGTGGTTTCTTGAAGGCGTTTGTGGGAACTGGGCCAGACAAGGGACTTCGTGGAGATGTGCCAAAATATTTTGGATTAGATAGCAAGATGTCATTGGAAGACAAAATGACGGCAGCACGCGGGAGTCGAGAAATTGCTGGCACATTGGAACGAGCCAAAGAAGAAAAAGAAAATGAAAGAAAAGCCGCCATTGCAGCTCGTTTGAAAGACACTCCAGAACATCTTCGTGTAAAATCAGATGACATGGGTAGATACAGAGTTGGCACAAAAGGAGGAAGAATTGATGAATTCATGCCTTCAGGTGCATTAAATCCAAGATTCCAACCTGCTTCTGGCATGATGGGTAAACAATTACAAGATGAGGCCACAGGATACACCTATGAAGCTGGTAAGGGTGTACAAGCTGGCATGGTGCCTGGGGGAGCAGGAGCCAGTGTTCTAGAAAGTAAAATGATGGGTGGTACTGATACCGAAACAGATGAATTTAAAACAAAAGTTTTAGATTATTTGGAAGAAACAAATGAAAATCTTGAGGACATGGAAAGTGCCACTCTTGATAGTAAGGGCTTGCTAGGAAACATTGGAAGTATTCTTGGGGGATTGGGTGGAACTTTAGTTTCTGGAATTAGTGGTGCCTTGAAAGGATTGATTCCAGGATTTCTTCGTAGTGGCGGCACTCCAGATGTTCCTGGAGGAGCACCCGGAGCTCCACCAACTAAAGCTGGCGGTCGTTTAGCAAGGTTGGGTAGAGGATTGGGAAGAGCTGCCCGAGTTGCTGGAAAAGTGGCAGGTGTTGCTGCGGTAGGCATGGCGGCATATGATGCCTATAAAGGATTTAATGCCGACGAAAATGCCAGCACTGGAGATAAACTTAAAAATGCTGGCAGCAACGTTTTAAGTGGATTAACTTTCGGATTGCTAGGAAAATCTTCAGATGAAATACAAGCTGAAGCAGCACAGCGAGCACAAGCAGGCACACCAACATCTCCTGTGGCAGCTTCCATGGCACCAGCTCCTGCCTCTCCTGTGGCAGCTTCCATGGCACCAGTTGCTGCATCTGCTCCAATGGCCACTGCTTCCCGTTCCATGATGGCACCTGCTTTGGCTGCTACTGCTCCAACTCCAGCATCAGCTGCGCCAGTAATTAATAATATAGACAACTCGCAGCGTGTGAATGCCCCACAGGCATCAACATCATCCGGTGGGGCATCAGTCTCACTACGAGACACACACAACAGCTATATGCGATTTCAAGAACGTCGCATGTCGCGTATTTTTTAATCTTCAGCTAACTTACTGAAATAGCTGAGTGTATCATCCTCATCCTCATCGGGTGAGGATGTTTTCATTTGTGGGGCCCGAGCAGCCCGAGGAGCTGGAGCCGCTGCCACTGGCTCATCTTCCATACGGCTTTCTGAAATCTTATCAGCAGTCACACCTGTCGGACCACCCTTTAGCACCATGTCCAACTTCTTCTTTAGCTCATCATAGCTCTTGAAGTTCTTGGCATCAGTGAATTCAGTCAAAGAATGTTGCTGATTCCAGATGGCCTCAATGGCGGCATCATCATCAGCGATTGCTGACACAGCATCAAATTCCGACTTGTCATAGTTGCGATATCCTTCAACATTACGAATCTTCAACTTGAAGCTGGCACCCTTCCAGAAATCGAATGGATTAGTTGGATCCTCATCCTCGAACTGAGGTTGCATCACATCCTTAATCTTGTCGAAAATCTTCTTGCCATACTTGTACAAGAATACCTTACCCTCGTTCTGAGGATTGGCTGAGTCCTTGATGACAAGAATGTTGGAAATGTAAGTGAGCTTACGCTTCTGCTTCCGAGCAATTTCCTTGTTGCTCTCAATGCCAGAGTTCCACAACTCGTTGTTCAGCTCAGAAACAGGATCCGGAAGATTCAATGTGGTCAAGCTGTTCTCAATGTACCAGCGACCTGAAGGACCTTGGAATCCATGATTCCAGATACGTACCCAAGGAAGCTCTTCTCCCTTTGGCGGCGGCAAGAACCGAATCACGGCGTAACCATTGCCTGCCTTATCTACTGCCGGGCTCCAGAACCGGTCATCATCACGGCGTTCACCTGAAGCGGGCTTTGCAATCTTTTCCACCTCTTTCATGAGGTTGTCGAAGTTGCCACGACTCTTGCGTAAATCTGATAAACTACTGAATGTCATTGTATTTCTCCTTGTATGACGGTGTATAAAACGGTGTATGTTGTCTCCATAATCATCTTCATCTTCATCTTCCAGCATATCATAGATAGCATTCCGATGTTTCCCAAACTTGTCCTTCTCAATTTTCTTGGGACGTTTGAAGTCACGATAATCTTCTTCATAATCCCAATCACGTTGTTTACTCATAAAATGCCTTGTTGGTAATCATTGCCAGTTTGTCCTTCTCCACTTTGATGAAAGGTGAATACTTGTGTATCAATCGTGAAATGGAATTCCAAACCGGGTCAAAGACTAGTTGTTCATCCACCTCAGATGTAAATTTATATAATTTATTTAGAATTACAAGTGTTTCTAACCGACATCTTTTACCACAATATGCCTTTAAAATCACGGGATGTCCTTGAGAACAATCCCAGACATCTTCCAGTTTCGTGACTTGTGAAGCCAAATATTGTACATCCTGTGTGTAATTATATGTGAGGCTTTCTTGAACACGCTTCCATTCCAGAAACACTTCTGGGCCTGTGTTCTCAAAAATACCCCACTCATTACCATTCAGGAAGTTGGCCACCAGATAATTGATGAATTCTTCTTCCTGATAGTTGTATTGTTTCATCAACATTTCCAACTTCTTTTTGAAACTGGTTTTCACACCCGCCTTGGGCTTTCTAGGAGTGATTCCACTT